TTGAGCAGCCTCCCCAGGCTATAACTTGAGGGGCTGGCAACCTACTGCCTTATTATGGGATGGATCGTGGTGGTGTAACTTCTCCTCCGAGATACGTGCAAGGGTTCGACTCCCTTCAGCTTCCCCCAGCCTGAGTAAACGCTGTAAAACTGCTCAACAGGTGAGTAAGTTGGGACGGCCTCCAAACTCACTGCGCTGTAAAAAGCTTAGCCGACATGAAGTAAGTATCTAAACCTCTGGACAAATGACTACGAAAGAGGATAAAGTATTGTGAGAATAAAATCTGTCATTGATGATATTCTCCCATACGGATCGCTGGCAACGTAATGCCTTTGGAGTTAGACAACTTAATGCTGTACGTAATATTAAACTTTGTTGTCTAACTCCCACGCTATGTTATGGAAGTTGCTTGGTGCGTAGTGCTAACTATCTAGGTTCAAATCCTGGGACTTCCACCTAACCTAAACTAAACCAAAAGAGTAATTAAATATGGCTACTGCCGAAAAGAAAGAAACAAACATTGTTACTATGAAAGACGTAATTTTCATGTACTCATCTGTCAATCGTGCTGTAGAGCAACTCAACACTGACAAGAAGCCACCAATTAGTGCACCAACTTCGCCTACCTTTGGCTTAGAATTCCACTCGTTTGAGATTAAAATTCTTATCTCTGAAGGCCGCTTCAAAGCCCTAAAGAAAGCTCACAAGTCTGCAAAGAACTTGCCCAATGCTAAAGAGTTTGAGAAAGCTGACTTACTAGAAAAGTACGACTTCTTAAATGAAGATGACCTAGAAGATGACATGGTTCTAGTTAAGTTCTCTCAAAGTGCCTTAGTTGGTAAAGCAAACGCTGAAGGTGTTCGTAAAGAATCTTTTGCTATTAAGCAAATCGGTGTTAAAGGTAAAGTCCAAGATTTAAATGGCTTGACTATTGACCAGGAAACTTCTCTTGGTAATGGTACTAAAGGTCACTTCCAGTTCCGTCCAGTTGAAGGCAAGAATGGCTTATACCTTTACCCACAAACTGTGTGCGTAACCGAGCTAGTGGAATACGTAGGTAGTGGTGGTGAAGAAGACTTAGACTCTCTTGGTATTGAAGAGTTGGACGAATCTAACCTTGACCAACTAGCAGCTGAAGTTGACGCTGAACAAGAAGCTGATCAAGATTCAACTGCACAAGCAGATGAACCCATGCCAGAAGGCCCAATGTTTTAATTGGTTGCCCAGACTAAATACTAGTCTGGGCTTTTTTGGCTTTAACTTGGAGAGGCTTATGTCTTTAGAAGATTTAGGGTTAATTGACTATGAAGTAGTTGATAAGACCTTGTTAATAGATGGAGATATAGTCATCTACCAACCTTGTTGTATTTTTAATGAGGATGATGACCAATCTCGTCGAATGATTGCTAAGTATGTAAACAAGAAAATAGAAGACTTGATGGAAGCTGCTGGTTGTAACTCCTACATAATGTTTGTAACAACTAACTACAACTTCCGTGATCACTTAGTAGATGATTACAAGTTTAACCGTGATACTGTGGAGCGTCCAGTCAATTTAGCTTGGGCAAAACAGTGGGGAGTGAAAAACCTAAACACTCACTATGTCAAATGGATGGAAGCTGATGACCTACTTGGCACACACCAAACAGACAACACAGTTATTTGGAGTCTTGACAAAGACTTAAGGCAAGTTCCTGGTGAACACTTGGATGAGGAAACTCGGAAGGTAGTAACCATAACAAAGAATGGTTCTCTGAAGAAGGAGGTTATCTTGAAGCCTGATGGCAAGGTCAAGAAAACTAAATTCCACTTTACTGGAGACATTGGCCTATACTTCCAAATGCTTACAGGTGACAGCACTGACTGGATAGTTGGGTGTGGGATTAGAGTACCTAAGAAGTACAAGTCTGGTGCAAAGAAAGGCCAAGATTATGTTGCCAGGGAAGGAGTAGGCCCAGGAGCGGCTTATGATATGTTGGTTAAGTCTGGTAGTGTGGAAGCAGCCCTAAAAGTTGTTATCCACCAGTACGCTCTTAGGTTTAAGGATGCTTGGCAAGAGAAGCTAGAGACTCAAGCTAACCTACTATTTATGGTTAGAGAGCACAAGGATGAAGTAATCAAACGATGGACTTATGATAACCGTGACGAGTACATGAACATTGTTACTGGGGAGTTTGTAAGTGGCTTTGATTAAGAGACTACTCAGAACTTCAGATGACATAAGTACGTACCGTAAACAGAAAGCAGCCATGCAGAAGTTTAAGTGTCCTATATGTCATGGCCCACTAGCTTTTGGAAATGCCTCAGCACTTGACCACTCACACAAGAATGGTCATTGTCGTTCGGTACTTTGCAGATCATGTAACGTAGGTGAAGGTAAAGTTTTAGCAGCTATGTTGTTTAGGACTACCAAGGTAAACCTAGCATACCGAGACCCAATAACTTGGCTAAGGAACCTAGCAAACTATCTTGAGTACCACGAGGGCAACCCTAGTGGAGTAATACATCCAACTTTCGACCTTAAAACTGGCAAGCAAAAGCCTGTCAAACGGAGCAAGAAATGAATAGAGATATACTAGTTATCGCCGACACACAGGTAGATAACTCATCCCCCACCCAGCACTTGGAAGCTTTATCCAGATACATCTGGAAGCACAAGCCATCTACTATCGTGCATATAGGTGACCACTGGGATTTTCCAAGCTTAAGCTCATATGCTTCTGGCTTGGAGAAAGAAAACCAAAGGCTTCATGATGATCTTGAGGGAGGCTTTAATGCTTTTAAACTTATCATGGCAGAGACTGACAAGCTAAATGCTTCGGGTCGACGACCTCATTATAAACCTAACAAGCACTTTGTAATGGGCAACCATGAGAATCGACTGAACCGGTTTATAGAAAGCCAGCCAGTATTGCAGGGTTGCTTTGACTTAGACAGTTTTATCGAAAAGCAAGGTTGGTCTGTGAATCAGTTCTTAGACCCTCTGTGGGTGCAAGATATTTGCTTTATGCATTTTATGCCTAATGCTATGTCTGGTAGAGCTGTAGGTGGAAGTATTGAGAACAAACTGAACAAGTTTCCTCACAGTTTTGTTCATGGCCACCAACAACAGTACCAGTATGGCCGCAGACAAAACTTGCAGGGTGAGGCTCACTTTGGTGTATGTGCTGGATCATTCTACATGCATGATGAAGGCTATCGTGGAGCTTGTAATACTGAGATACGTGGCTTTGTGCATTTGAAATCTTATACCAACCGCTATGATAAACCTGACCATGATGTGGAGTTTGTATCTCTTGAAAGGCTACTAGCGCAATATGGAGAAAAGTGATGTTATACACAGAGAAGGAAGTGCTAAAAGCAGCAAGCGAGGCTGTAACAGACTTTGTATCTGACTTAGAAGAGTCGGAGCTAAGTTTTGAAGATAAGCTAGAGACACTAATAAACGCTCAGAGAGTGTTTACCATGTCTGCAACCATCATGGATCTAATGGTCAATGATAAAACAACCCCAAAAGATGGGACAATTCATTAGGAGAATCTTATGAATATATTTCAACACCTTGACTTGCCTGAGAACCATCGCAAGTCAAACAAAGTAACTCAACTAGTAAAACACTACGATGATGTTACTGAGAAGAACAAAACTGGTAAGCGTTTTGCTACCCAAATCAAACGTGATGGGGTTTGCGCCTTAACAGTTATCTCATCTGGAACTGTGGCCATCTTCTCGCGTACTGGTAACCTGTTTACTAATACCGAGGAGATAGCTGAAAAGATTGAAATGCTAAACCTTTGTGATGGCGTTTACATGGGTGAAATGTGGGTTCCCAAAAGTATAGCTTCACTAGAACAACTTTCTGGCGTGGTTAATCCTAATCGTACCAAACCTTTAGGGGAAGATTTCAACACTCTGCCACATTTGTTACGAATGAGCTTCTTTGACATTGTAGACTTAGACTCATTTAAAGCAGGCAAGAGCTCACAAACTTTTGAAGAGCGTTACATGTTCTTAGCACGACAAGTCACAAAAGCGGTAGCACCTTTTGGCGGTCGTCACCCTGATATTGATGTCCTACATTGCTTAATTGCTGAAGATGAAGCAGCTATCGACATTCGACT